GTGAACTGAATCGAAAGGTTGATCCGCAAAAGATCACCTACAGAAACTGAAGCACCTCTGGAAGTCACAATAGCTGAACCTTCACGGCTTCCGTTTGACGTATTCTTGAGCCATTCGACCTTGAGCGTGCCGTTTTGTGATACGTTCTCGTCGATTGCATTGATCAGCAACTTGGCTGCAGAGTCGTCGGGATCGTAGTACAGCGTTCCAGAGAATGTATTGTTTCTCAGTCGTGAGCTGATGTAGGTTCTATCGCTAACACCAAGTGGCGTGGTTTCAAGTGCTGGGTTTTCAGTCGGCTGCTCGGCTGATACGAAGCTTCCAACGTGCTGTCCGTTCCAGTAGACGTAGGCGTCTGCGCCGGTTGCGATTGTCATCGGAAGAGATGGTTTTTGACATTTTAGTGTATCGGCAGCATCCAGCGCAGCCCAGCTATCTCGCCACTTTTTGCAAAATCAAAGCACAAGCTTGGCAGCGAATTCAATGGACATATTGGAGATCTCGGCGCCACCTTCAACCCTGTTAATCCTTGGCGGGGAATCGTCAATGAAATACCAGCTGAGTCCCTGATAGGCCGTGCAGTCAAGGAATGGCTTCAGATCACTGCCGGCGCCAAGGTAAAAGCTTTCGCTGAAAATAACTGGCGCAAGGCCCTTCGTCTGAACGTGCGCCAAAAGCACATCAGCACAGATCGAGTTGGCGATGTTTCTGAACTCAACGACCAGCCTCCCTTCGTATTGGCGATTGCCAAACTTTCTCCTTGTCGTCACACCACCGATGCTAGTTTCGGAACTTACCGGAAAGCGCGGAGGCGTAAAATCCATTGACGATGGGGTGATGCTAGGAAACTGAACAGGATTCATTTTTCAATCACCCAGTTGCTGTCAGTGGTCAAGCTACCCCAATTCTGGGACAGGATCAGCCTTCCATTTGCGTCGGTTGGCGATTCGATTGCATTTACAGTGAAGCCGCCGTTCTCGCCAGGATCAATGTCAAGGATCCTGTAGGTCTTGTAATCGGAGCCCGACTCCTTGATCATGAAGATCACGCCAGCGGGTGAAGCAGTGCCGTTCCCGTTGACAGTGATCTGTGTTTCGGTGATGGGACTGTCAAGCACTCCGTTCCACGTTGCAGCTTGGTAAACCCCAGGGTCAATATCAACGACGGAGATCAGCGTCCCGTCATCCTTGATGATTCCCGTTTTGTACTCGTTGAAGAATGTAACCTCAACGGGAACGTTCACGTAGTCGCCGGGCTTAATAGGGGCAAGCAGGGAGTCCTGTGTCAGCTCCATCGTGACACCGTGTGTTGCAAGCCTGCGAATACGGGCCTTCATCTTCAGGTAGTCAATCAGGTGCTTTTCATTCGTGGCGAAATCTGACAGGTCGAATGCCTGGATTGGATCCTCCTCGGATGACAGTGTTCCGGCCTCGCGGAGGAGAATTTCACGCTCAAGCGGGAAAATACCTGGATTAGTGATATTGCTTGATTTTCTTTCCTCTCTCCAGCGGCCGGAAACCCTGATGGAGCGACGAGCTTCTTCGTCAACAGCCGAGAAGGAGAACGATCGCATCTGCAAGAGTCCGAATACTCCCTTGATTTCAACAGGTGCATCCCAGTTTGTTAGATCACCGCTGACATAGGGGAACATCGGCTTGAGCACAAACCGACCGTCAATTTCCAGGAAGTACAGTAGGTGTTCCTCAGCTTTTTGCGCGATCCACTCCTTGATGTTTGCCGGCAGGTAGACAAGATCACAGAAGTAGCGATTGGCGTAGCACCAGTCAGCAGCTTCCTTGAAAGAGTCGAGATCAATCTGTTCATCGCTGACCTGATCGCCACTGCCATAGACAGGGTTGGTCAGAAGTTCAAGTGCAATATCTGGCAGCAGGTGTGTTGGACCTGTTGTCATGTCATTGCGCAGCCTGCGGGCTTCTGGGTAGCCAGCGTTTGCATACGCCGAGAACTGCCCAAGCTGCTGGAATGTATTGCCGGGCAGAATGTTGAGTCCAGTTAGCGCAAGATTCGGGTAGAGAGGAAGTGCCTCGTTTTGAACAATCTCGGTGACTGAAACAATTTCGTGCTCTGGGCCACCTTCAGCACTTGATGTGACCTCCGGGAAGACAAAGGTCTCTGCTAAGGCGCCGAATTCATCAACGAACTGATTGCCATCGGTGTATCCATAGCCGAGATTGCCGTAGCCCTGATCCGCGTCTTTATGTACGGCGGGAAGCCTGAAGGGGTCATCGGATGTATTGACAACACCGATGACACTTCCAGCGCCCTCCTTGCCATAGACATATAGCGTGACGGACTGGTATGTCTTCGTGATCAAATTCGCCTCTGTATTGCGCTTGTCGTCAATCAGCACGTAGCTGCCTGCTGCCTGACCGGATCTAATCTCCCAGCCGGACAGCGGCTCAAACTCAATTTCCCATTGAGCAATTTCTGGGAACTGAATCCGAATCGTATTGAACTGACTTTGCTGGTTGATGCCACGAACGCAGTAGCACTCGGGAAACTGCGACCACGCATCATCGCTACCACTCTTCCTGACACGAATCCTGAAGAAGGAGTACCGCATCTGAGCGGTCGTAACAGTGCCAGACGTGTAATTGAATTGCTTTAGCGTCGAGCCTTTTGAAACTGTGTCGCCCCGATAATCAAGGCAGGCCTTATTATCAGCTGCTCCATAGGAAATGGTGTCCCTGAAGTTACAAAGATTGTTGATTCTGATACCAAGCGTGCTTCTGATGATAATCTCAATCAGACGGGTTGACCTTGTTGTCGTGATCGTTGCGATTGAAACCCTGAACAAGTGCGGGAAGTTTGTTGCAACGGCTCGCTCTGTCTGTTCATTGGCACTACGCTGAATATCATTCAGTGTTGTCAGTTCTATCTGGCCGGGACGAACAACAGTGAAGGTCGCTTCAATCTTTTGACCGGGCCGTGGATCCTGGGAACTTGGATTGTCAAAGCCTGCTTCGCTTGTAAAGACCTCGCCCTCGGGGCTCCTGCCAGTGCAAACAACCAATGCGGTGCCAAACTTGTAAAGAGAGCCGATCTGGATGGCATCATCCCACTGCTCTTGCTTTCCGGCAATGGCGGACGCGATGTCAGCCGCCGGCTCGCTGTAAAGCTCCCCCTTGTTCAGGAAAGTTTCGACCGTCTTGCGCGAATTGGCTGGCGACTCAACTGTATATGTGTTGGAGGCTTGATTTGAGGCAGAAAACGTCTGCTGAGTAAAGTTGGCGTTGTAAGTTGTGGTTACATCGCTGTTCCTTGTAACATTAACGCGATAATAGGCAGATGGCTCGTCATCATCATCAACGGCTCCGTTCACAAACTTAAGCTTAAAGCGCGAATAAAGTAGGGCCTCCCTTTCTTCGTCTGTCAGGGAAGAGCCGTTGTATTCCAGCCTTGTGCTGAGCGTAATGCTTGTGCCACTGGTTTCTGTAATGGTAACGAATGGCGTACTTCTTGGGTTGTCAGTTTCGTCCAGCCACTGAATACCGTCAATAAGATTTGACGCAAGGAATCCAACTTGGAAAGCGGACGAGGAAAGACCGCTTGTGGAAACAGTGGCACCATATTTATCAACCACGGTTCCGCTACCGCCAACTCTCTCAACCTCAACTTCAACGGTCCATGACAGTGGGTTGAAGGCCTTGGCAAAGTTTGTCTCTACGTCACTGGTATTGTCAAGAACATAGACCAATGTATTGCCAATCGCATCTGCGCTGCCAGAGATAAAGCCTGAACGAGTGGAAAAGACTGCCCTGGTCTTGTCACGCTGAGCAGCTGCAACATCGTCCATCTGACAAACGACCTTCGCATCACCATCGTCACCTTTAGGGATCAGCTGGGCTTGATACTGGGCTCGAATAACAGGGTTGATGCGATAACCAAGATTGTTGCCAATTGGCGAATAGACACCAAATGAGGCGTTAGAGCTTGGGCGCGAAACGGAGCAGAAGTCACCAGCCCATACCCTATCAATTGACCTGACGGCAAAAACATCACTGCCACCGTAGTTTTCAGCGTTGCCAGGATCGAGATTTGCAAGCCTGCCGGCAACGCGATCGGCAGAGGTGATCCGACCACCATCTGGCCTTACGTATACGACATAGGAGGAGCCAAGTTCCGTTCCTGGGCCAATGTTGTAGGCGTTGAGAAGATTGTTGCCAAGGGCGAAGCCGTTTGGATCAAGTTCAGCAACGCCACCGTCGCCAATCAGAAAAACAGTTCTAAGAAGCTGTTGTCCATTACTGGTTTGCAGTTGGCTCCAGATCAATGAGCCATTGACGCGAATGCCGCCATAGGTTTCGCCGTTGATCTCCTCCTTCAGAGCGAAAACCATTGGCATCGGCTGGCCAATAGTTGCGGGCTCTTGCAAGGAATCAAAGCCGTCCCGAGGTGCATATCGCCGCACATCACTGACTGTTCGGCCAAACTTCTCGCTACTTTGCAGTCTTGCCGGGGTCGTTTCACCAGGCCGGAAGAACTGGGCAACGATCGTCAGACCCGCCGAAATCGCCGAGGCGACTAGTGCGATGGTGGCCAGGGTCTCGACGCCAGCCACAACGGCCGGCTGGGGGCCATCGGCAGCCCTCTTGAGAGCTTCCGCGTAGAAGCGCTTCACCTCCTCCGGCCGGATCCCCAGGATGCGACCGAGCCGGTAGTGCATCGGCAGGAGATGTGGCTTCACTTTGTAAAACGGCGAAAGTTGAACTGCGGAAGTCCGGGAGTTGCAAGCGGAAGCCAGACAACACCCTTTCTTGCGTGAATCATAACGACACCAGGATTGCCGCTATCTTCAACAACCGTTGAAATACCAAGTCGCGGATGCTTGCTGTTCGGTCGGTTCCAGTGAAGTGCTACGCAGCCAGCCTCAACAGCATTGACAGGGGAGGTGTGGTGATTCCAAACTGTTTCCAGGGATGACCATAGTCCAGCGGTGGCCATATCCATCCAGCGCGGATCAAGCTCAGGCCTGTAGATGCCAGCTTCATCAAGAAGCGCAAAACAAAGAAGCAAGCAATCTGCGGCCTTGCCTTCCCTCGGGTCAGCTCCAAACTCATGCTTCAACCCAAGGTAGTGATGAAGGCTCATACCGAAATTGCACCTGTTGTTGGTAGCGCTCCCACAAGAGATTGCGAAAGCGGTCTACCACCAACTGTAGCGCTGATCGTATCAAGTGGGCTGAATAGCTGAAGAACGGACTGGCCGGGCCTGCCAAGCTCAACACTGCCTTCAACTTTGCAAGCCCACAGCATTCTGGTCAGCTGCGAAAGCTCCTCATCGGTCGATGTATCAACCTCAACTGAGGTGACCTCAACCAGCCACTTGTTTGAATCGGCTTGCCAGAAGATGTTCTGCGCAATGGTGTTAGCTGGGCAGACAATAGCCCCCCTGCTGCGTTCAC